GTCATGAATTGGGCTGAAGGGTCTAATGGTGGACTATACGTCGTGAATTCTAGTTGAATATCTTTGAACTTACTCATATTCATGGCTCCAGATGGTTGAAAATCAAACGGATCATTATGAATAGCAAAACTATAATTGTAAAGGCCGTCTGGAGCATTGCCAGATGTTCGCACATATTTTTCAACATAGTTGTATATTCCTTCATCTAGAACATTCTCTCTATATTTTCCATCCAATAAAATACCTAATTGAAGTAAAATATTTTTTTGATTTTCAGGAGAAAAAACACCGGTTGTAACTAGTCCAGATGAATGTCCAAATAAAGGGTCCTCTACTGGATTGTAACCAGGACCTATATCTGTTCCTCCTGAACAATCGAGTATAGTCCAATTACCAGATGGATCCGCGTATGTACTATTATTAGGCAATTCTTTATAAGGCCAGTTTGTATAATTACCCCATTCATTTCTTAAATTAATATCACTCCGCTGAAACGTCCACATCCAAGATGAAATCATGCCCATGGTATTTTCTAATTTAACCCGTTGACTACCGGTAACATTGAAAAACTTCCAGTCATATATTGATTTGAATAAATATTTTTGCTCTTGAGCCGCAAATACTTTTGACTCTTCTTCTGTTAAAAACCCATAAGTTGAAACTAAATGAATATCCGCATTCCAGTTTGTTCGTTTATCTTGATAAGACGTTGTACTTAATGCTATATCCGGAGGTGGCTGTAAAAAACGGTAAAATTGTTGTAATGGGTCATTAAAATTCGGCTGGATATGTTTAAATTCACTCGTCGGATCTTCAACATCACGTATAACAATCAACTCTTGAATTGGTCTTAAGGTAATATTTATTTCCAATTCATTGTATTGGAGAGCCACTAAAGGGAACGCCATCTTTGCAGCCATAGTAAACCAAAAATTGATAGGAATATACAGCTTTCTGGCTCTAATAGATGGTTCGGGTCCTTTTGTACTATCTGTATAATAAGCATTAGGATAAGCATTTACCCTAGGAGCTACATTTCCTGGGTCATTTAATTCACTAATATTACCTGTCATATTATCATAAAGTGCCTTTTTTTCGGCTGAAAAGTCACGTTGAACCATGGCTAGCAAATAAGCACCTGAATATTTATTCAATGTTTGACCACCTACCGAAATTTCCACTTCTTCAATCATTTGTGTTCCCAAATCATCAATCCATTTAAATTCATAAGGAGCCCAATTAGAAGAGCAATCTTGTGGTGGATAAATTGGACTCCAAATGGTAGGTAATTGAACAACTAAATAAGTATCCATCAATAATTCCGCATATCGTTTCATTCTAAAAGTGAATTTAGATGATTCAGTAGTACGTAAATGACGTTGTCCATCAAAATCTATGCGAAACTTTTGAAGACCGAAATTGGTGTATTTTTTATAAATTGTCTTGAAAAATGTTTTTGACGGATTTCCATTTAAATATACATTTTGATTTCCATAAGCTACCAAATTTAATAATCCTCCTGGCATTCTATATATATATATTTATCATACAAAAATAATATTTAACTATTATTAAAAGCAATTGTTAATAAGCCATTGATAATAAGTCGTTTGCTAGATTCCATCTTTCATTTAGAAAAACACGAGGTAACATACTATACTATTTCATTTGCCCACAATTGTTCTATTATTAAATATTTTTTCATAACATAATATAAGTATCTATGGAACAGATAAATAAAATGAAAGGAATATTTTCTGGATTAGAAAATAAGGCAAAAATTGTTAAATATACAGCATATGCACTAACTGCTATACTGAGTCTTGGATTAATCTTCTATACACGAAATAAAATGGTTCTTGGTGTAAATAATTGTGATAAAATAAAAACCATGTATTCGTCATTTCCTACAATATCGTCTTTTAATATTAACGATTCGTCGTATCAATACAAATTGAGAGATTATTATATTAAAACAGCATATAATTGTTGTTGTAGTGGTCAATTCAAAAACGATTGGGTAGATGAATGTGCTTTAAAGGCTTGTATAGCACAAGGTGCACGAGTATTAGATTTTGAAATTTATTCTCTACACGATGAGCCAGTAATAGCGACATCAACTGTTGATAATTATCATATTAAACAAACGTATAATGATATTCATTTACAAAAAGCATTACAAATAGTGAATAATTATGCGTTTAGTGGAGGTTCGTGTCCTAATCCAAATGATCCGTTAATTTTACATTTCAGAATTTCTAGTAATAACGAAAAAATTTACAAAAAAATAGCTGATGCTATTTATTCAACAATTGGCCCTAAATTATTGGGTAAAGAATATAGTTACGATTATAATGGGCAAAATTTAGGTTCCGTGCCATTGACCAATTTTGTGGGTAAGGTTATTATTTCAGTTGATCGTAGTAATCCACTGTATGAAACCACACCATTAAAAGAATATGTAAATATCGCATCTAATTCAGTTTTTCTAAGGGGCTCTCGTGAATATGATGTTAAATATACGCCTGATTCAAATGAATTAATCGAGTTCAATAAGAAAAATATGTCATTCACTATGCCCGATTTAAGCGTGTCTAATAATAACGTATCCGCTGCATTGAATTTTAGCTATGGGTGTCAATGGGTCGGTATGTGTTTTCAAAATTTTGATTCAAATATGGAGTATTATAGTTTGTTTTTTGACAAGGTTGGTCATGCGTTTGTTCTAAAACCCGAGAACTTGCGTTTTGTACAGGCTACCATCCCCAACCCTAAACCTCAATCTCCCGAAAATTCTTATACTACACGTACCACTAAAACAGACTATTATTCACTTAGTGTGTAATAACTATAGTAACTCACGTATAAGATGATATGTAAAATCACTGAATATATTATATTTTTATGATAGTATAATATATACTATTCATGCCGGAATGTAATAACAAAAAAATGACTCTTGAAGAAAAAGAACTCGATATATTAAGAGATGCTATTGATATAGCTGAAAGACGCAAGGGTCAAAAAACTACAAGTGATCCCGACGTTAAAAGAATAATTTCTATTTTAGAAGATTTTTTAAAGAAAAAAAAGCTCGTTTGTTACGGAGGTACTGCTATTAATAATATTCTTCCTTAGAAGACCAATTCTACGATAAGAATATTGAAATACCTGATTACGATTTTTATTCACCAAATGCTATGGAAGACGCAAAAGAATTAGCCAATATCTATTATGACGCAGGATTTCAAGAAGTTGAGGCAAAATCGGGCGTTCATCATGGAACATACAAAGTATATGTGAATTTTATTCCTGTAGCAGATATCACTTATTTAGAAAAATCCCTGTTTAAACGCGTCCAACACGAAGCAATACGTGTATATGGAATCTTATATTGCCCTCCTAATTTTCTCCGTATGAATATGTATTTAGAATTGTCTCGTCCTGCCGGCGATATTAGTCGCTGGGAAAAAGTATTGAAACGGCTCATATTATTAAACAAGAATTACCCATTAACTGGAAAACACTGTGACCCTAAAATTTTCCAAAGAACATTCGAACGTCTTGATAATGGTAAGGAAGAGCAATTATATTATGCTGTACGTGACGCATTTATTGATCAAGGACTCGTATTTTTTGGCGGTTATGCTAGTTTTCTATATTCTACTTATATGCCCGCTAAGCAAAAAAAGATGTTTCAAAAGACACCTGATTTTGATGTCTTATCCGAAGAACCTGAAAAGGCAGCAGCCATGTTAAAAGAACGTTTAGAAGATTTTGATTATAAAGGTATTCAACTTATCAAACACGATGGTATAGGTGAATTAATAGCTCCTCATTTTGAAGTAAAAGTGAAAATTAATAATATTCAAGAGACTGTCGCCTTTATTTATAAACCATTGGCATGTCATAGTTATAATGTTATTAAAACGGGTAACAAGAGTGTACGTGTAGCAACCATTGATACTATGTTGAGTTTTTATTTCGCTTTTTTCTACAGCGGTCGTGATTATTATGATGATGAACGCATTGTATGTATGGCTCAGTACTTATTTGATGTTCAACAAAAGAATCGACTTCAACAAAAAGGTCTTTTAAAGCGTTTTAGTATTAATTGTTATGGTAAACAGGAAACATTGGAAGAAATGCGAAATACCAAGTCCGAAAAATACAAGGAATTGAAGGGTGAGCGTGGGTCAAAAGAATACGAATCGTGGTTCTTGCGATACGTTCCATTTGAGGAAAAACCACACAAGTCAAATACAAAACATAACTCTCGTTCTCAATCTAATAAAAAGACCAAGGCTAATAAGAAACATTCAACTAGAGAGGGCAAAACACAAAGGCGCAAGAAAACTACCAAGAAGAATAACAAAGGAAAGGGAGTATTTGGTCTATTCTAAGTATTTCATATACCAGAGGTGCCATTGTGCTTTTACGAAAATAAAATAAAATAAAATGTATATAATGATGAACATTTTATTTTATGCGTTCTTGATTTTACTAATGTATTTTTTAGCGGGTATTCATAAAGCTATGAATTTTTCATCGACCGTAAAGGGATTCCAAAATATGGTTTTCCTACAAAAAATGCCTAGTATTTTTTATAATTTATCTATATTAGGTGTCATTTTATTAGAAATAGTTGCTCCTATTATCATTATGTTCTCTCTACACACCAATACACACAGAGATTGTGCGTATTATTCTAGTATAGGATTAGCATTATTTACTATTTTAGCAAGTCTTATTTATCACTTCCCCACAAATAAGGGACAACGTTCCGCTTTTATGAAAAATTTGACAGCAATTGGTTCACTAATGTTACTTTCAACAATGTTTAGTTAGACCAAATAATTATCATTGGTAATATTATATGGATTGTAAATTAATTCTTCTAACATTTATCATCACGGCTTTGTGGGACGTTGTATTGCGGGTTATGTCTCTTAATTTTGAAAAACTGCCTAACGCGTTACAAATGGATTTTGTTAAATACTTGAAGCCTTATTTTCAACATCATACTCTTTTAGCAGCAGCTCTAATCGCTGGTTTTGTAGGAGCGACAACACAACCTATTATTTTATCAATAATGCCTTTTCCTAAAAGTATATTTGATATACTGTCAGTTGGAAAATTTATGATAGTAACCTTCATTATTAGCGCATTATATGGATTTATAATGAAATGGAGTAAATTGTTCCCTTATCTTGAAAAATATTATTATGATAATTTGGGTATTGTTGGTGGTATGTATCATGATGGTGTATCAGGTGTCATTGTTCAAACTACTTTACTATTACTGTTGTCCGCTGTATTACGGTAATTCATTACTTGTAATTTTATCATTACATATCTGTTTGTCTACCGATATTCCATTTATTGTATCGCAAATATAATTTAACGGATGTTTCATACTATCATACACACCTTCGACAAAATTAATATGGGAGCCCATTTTTTTACACTCGTCAATTACTTCTCCATCTAATTTACTGCTCATTACATCCATTTTTTCATTCATTTTTTCAATATTTTTATTCATTATCAACAATATTTCCTTAATCTCGTCAAGCGTAGTTGTCATATACACATTTGAAAATTTAAAATTTGTCAAAAAAATACGAATTTTACTCGATTCATGAATATTGGGCAAATATCTATATTTTGTTATACAGTCAAGTATAACATGATATCCCTCCATATATTTTTAAATACCGCTATATGTTGTTGGATAAATGCGTCCTTTCTCCATCTCTCGGGGAAAATTGTGTCTACATAAAGACCTACTCTAAATATATAAAAGAGAATAACATAACTAATTTCTCTCAACCTGAAAAATAATATTTCTCTAATAGACCAATCGTTTACATAACTACACATGTTATTCGGTTCGTTCTTTTCAAAGAATGAATGTGTGTCCATCAATCCTTCCAATAATCGTGGATAAATATTCTTCTCTTTTTTAATAAAAATCATCTTCTTGATTTTATCAAAACTTTGTAGATTAAAGAAGAGGACCTTTCTGTTTTCATTATTCTTAGACTTGAACATATAGGGGAATGCTCCATCAATACAACCATCCTTATCAGTATACTCTCTGTCTATTAAATAAGGAACGTAGAGAGATTTCACAATATAATCAATCAATTCGGCTTTCGTCTTATACTTCTTTTTGACGATTTGTTTTCCCTTTTTCGTATCAAAATAAGTCAAGTAAAAACGATTATTCACCATTTTCACATCATCTTCCATTATCGTTTCGTCCAAGGTCTTTTTAATCACAACCAAGATCTTTTTCAAATCCTGATTTTTCCGGATACATTTGTAACACATATTATATATACTTATGGCTACATCCATCTTGTCAAGAAGAAATAAAAGACCTAATATTGCTCCAATACTACATCCAGAAATTCTTTTTATCTTAATTTTCTCTCTAGTTTCTAGTTCTTTCATATAAAATAGGCCTCCTAACATATAGATACCGTTAAAGGCACCTCCATCTAATACTAAATCTATTTCTTTTGATAAGTGTTTATCTGGTATATTTTCAATTAATGTATTGATAAAGGCATTTAGTGCCATTATTTTTATTGAAATTAGTTCATATTATAATTTCGCAATATTTACCCAATGTATCTATATGGACACTATATCAATAGACATATCGGGACAAGCAGATACAGATAATAGACCTTCGTGGCAAGAATATTTCAGTCAGATTACCAAATATACAGCGACTAGGTCACCATGTCATCGTATTCAAGTTGGATGTTTACTAGTCAAAGATAATCGTATTATATCTCAAGGTTATAATGGCTTTTTGCCAGGTGCCCCTCACGAATCAATAGTGATTGATAATCATGAACAATCGACAGTTCATGCTGAACAAAACGCAATAACTGATTGTGCCAAGAGAGGCGTTAGTAGTAATGATTGTGATGCGTATATTACTCATTATCCATGTGTAAATTGTATGAAAATGTTATGTGCGTCGGGTATAAAAAATATATACTATATTAATGATTATAACAATGACCCACTTGTTGAATATTTCCAGAAAATATCCAATATTCAACAAATCGTGAAAATAAATTAAAAAATTTATCTATTATATAATGAATAAAATTTTTGTATGTATAGTTATATTGCTACTAGCCGTTTTGTCACTATTATTTTTTATTCCAGAAGTAGATACTTATGATATTATAGAAGGTTTAGGTGGTAGAGGTAGAGGTAGAAGAGGTAGAGGTGGAAGAGGTGGTGGGCGAAGAGGTGGTAGACATCATCATTCGGGAAGAAGATGGTATGGTGGAAATATTGGTTACGGATATAGAAGACCACAATTTCGTCAAAATTATCCTAGATATGTTCCATGGTGGACATCGTCGT